TTCTTTCTTCAGCCATTTCAAGTGTGATATACAACACATTCTTTCCGATTGAAAGATTGGCTGCCGCACAATGACACATGAAGAGTGACTTACCAACACCTGTGCCAGCAAGCACAATGTTCAATGATTTTTCTGGAAGACCACCTTTTGTGATTCTGTTGAGATAGTCGAGATCAAAGGGAATTCTTTTTTCAACTCTGTGATAGAAGTCATAGCGAGTTTCAGCATCATCAAGGAAATCGTGACCGACGTGATGGTCAAAAGAAACCGAAAGCGCATCCGCAAGTATCGTTGGGATTGAACCTTTGTCAAGGATCTCTTTAGTATTCTTGTTATCAAGAATTTGTATGCTACGCATGATGCCATTGTAAATTGCTTTCTCTTGGCAGAATGTCTCTGTTTCGTCAATGAGCCATTCTGTGTCTTTTGTGATTTCTTCTGACGAAACTTCTTTGATCAGTTCAATTGCACTCTTATGTTGATCGTCTGTAAGATTTACCTTATTGTCAATTTCAATCTCAAGTGCCTCTTTCGTAGGCATTGAGTTATACTTTGTCACATAAAGTTGAATCTGATCGAATAAAGTTTTCTCGGACTGGTCTGAAAAATACTCGCTCTTAATGAATGGTAAAACTTTTCGTGTATACTCTTCATCAAGTATTAGGTGCTTCAGTATCTTTTTCTCTAAGTTCATTCTTATATTTTTCCTCTGCCGCATTTAGCGATTCTATCAATACATCATGCATGATTTCACCAAGCACATTTTCAAAGTCTTCATTGCCTTCTAATTGCTTGTGTTCACTCAGTATATCATAATTGAATCTCATGTTGCAAGTGCCTTCGGCTTCATTCTCATCAATATGAATTTCACCGAAGTTGAATTCTACATTTGCGTATTCTCCAGTTCGTATCATAATTGTGGCAAGCACATCTTTGTCTTGATACCGAACATCTCTGGAAGTTACTTCATAGTCTTCATTCATCTTCATTGGCGGCTTCCTCCTCAACTGCACCTACACTCTCTTGTCCATACATGAATTCTTTTTTACATGCCTCATCGATTTGTGCAAGTACATCTGGTGTGAAATACTTTTCAGGTTCTTCATTAATATTCTTACCAAAGATTTTAGAACCGTCGGGCAATTCATAGCGAGTTGAAACTTTTTTGATGATGTTGTATTTCTCTGCAATGTCAAGAAGACCATAGTAACGATCAAGACCTTTACTGTATGTGATCTTTACTTCAACCATAGAATTTTCTTTTGTCAAGCGAGACTTCACAAGTTTTGCTTTGACAATGTTACCAACAACTTCAGTACCGTCTTTGTCTTTCTTCTTTGAAAGCATGACAATAGTTGATGCAGTATACTTCAGACCAGAACCACCAGACATTTCTTTTGTTGGAATGTATGCACCCACAACATCGTACACATGGTTTGTTACAATCAAAGGCACACCAATCTTTGCGAGTTTAAGATTGAGTACACGAAAGGTTGCTTTGAGTGTTTGCGACTTGGTCATGTCTCTTGTTTCTTTGCCTTCTTGTGTGTCTTCCATTTCTTTCGTAGAAGACAACTGACCAAGAGAATCAAGAACCATAATCATTGGTTGGCGTTTGTTTTCTGGAACTGCAAGTGTTCGTTCAATAATCTGCAATGCAGTATGTCGAAACTTTTGAATTGTATCTGGTTCAGAGACAACAACTCGCTTTGTGTCGATGCCTCGAGATTCCATCATCTGCTTTGTAACTGCCGCTTCAGTATCAAAGTAAATGACACCACCAGTTGGATTGTCATCAAGAAATCTCTTGACTACGCCAAGTACGAAGAAAGTTTTCCCGGTGGCAGACTCTCCAGCAAATGCGGTGACCTTATTGTTGGGGACTCCTCCATATATACTTCCACTGAGTAGGGCGTTAAGAGCATAAGAACCAGTATCGATACAACCGCTATATTCAGCACTAGCAGACCCATCAGCAAGAATTGTAGTATCTTCATCTTTTAACTGCTCCACTAAATCACTAAAAAAGTTTGACATAATTTACCTCTCAAATAGATTTGTTTTCTTTTCAACTTCTTCTTTCGTCATCGGAATAGGATCCAATGATGTTAGATCAATTTTCTTTTTCTTTCTCAATACTTCTGTTTCAGGCATCGTGCGACTGCTTTTCTTTTCAACAAAATCTTCTGGTGTTGGAAGACTGAGTAGATGTTCTTTGCGTAATGTATAGTTAGCCGCAATAACAAGCAAAACTGCTAACGGGTCAAACACAAAGATTAGGAGTATTATAACAAATCGAACTGCGGAATCAAAGTGGGATTCGGCATCTTTGCCATAAATTAATTCTGCGATATACTTCAATGGACCAACTTCTGCCATCAAAGCATTCTGCTCTTTTTCTAAAGGAAGTTTTTTCTGTTGAATCGCAATGAGTTCATCTTGTGCTTGTTGAATTTGATCTGCCGTGCGTCTTGAAATTTTATCAGGGTCATCGCCAGCCTTCTTCAGTAGAAACTCAATACGTTCTTCAGTAATCTGTTCTTGTCTTTGAAGTATACGCAACTGAACTTGAGTTTCGCCTACATCAATGTTTGATTCAATGTGTGCCTTTGAAAGAAAACCAAAGATGCCTAGCGATGTAATGAACATCAGCACAACAACTGCAAAGGTAAGATAGTATTTCAGAAATCGTGGTGCTTCTTTCCAGTTCTTGTATAGCCACGATGCCGCTACAAGTTTGCCTGCTTCAAGCGATGCGCCCATCAATGCAATAGGCAAAGGACTCGCCGCAAAGATTGCGATGAGTCCAATGATAGAGTACCATGCGGCAATACCTGAAATGATTAATGCACATAATAAAACAATCAAACCAAAGATCATTCTAACCTCTTGTCAATGATAAAATTCTATCAATCTGTTCTTGTATCTTGTCTGTACGATTCGGCCAGTAGATATATTCTTTCTCTGGATTCTTCATTAGATTTACAAGCAATGGCATGATGATCTGTTCAAGTTCAGTCAACTTTTCAGTCACTTCTTCTTGCAACTTAACACGTTCAGCATCAAGACCAAGTTTGCCATCATTGTAAAGAGTAAGAATCTGATCGACTTTACCTTCCAGTCGTGAAATCATTTCTGTTGATGCATTCATGCCTTCACGAATTACTTCTGTCTCAAGTGTATCAGGATTGACAACTGGTGTCAATGATGATTCGTCAACGGCACTAAAACCAAAATCGTCTTCTTGCCGAAATGTCAAATACTCTGTTGGTATGTTTCTGATTAGGCTCATGAGAAAAAACTCTCCAAGGTTGATCGTTGTTCGGTCGTCCATCCAATCGTTTGAACAATCGTTCTTAACGGCTCAAGATATGCTTTCTCAAATTGTGTTTCGTAGTCAATGAACTTCTCAAGTTTTAATTCTCTTGGTAAAACACTCAGCACAGAAAAAACATTTTCTTGAATTGGATTGGGAACTTTCATGTAGCAGAATTTAATTTTGTCTCCGTCTTTGATGCTTTGATATTTTCTTTGCAATTTGTTTTTGTTCAACATGTGATTGAAAAGAATTGCACCACGAACATGAATCGGAGTACCTTTGTTATACAAGTCATTTGAATTCTTGTATTTAGTCAAATCAGAAACACCTCTAGGGAATGCAATGTCTTCAAATGACATTCGATTAAATTCATCTTTGAAGTCGGCCACAAACTTTTGAAATTCAGACTGAGTGCCATTCATTACAAGTTTAAGTGCTTCTTTAATTTTCTCTCGGCATGGCATTGGTGTTGATGACTTGACCGCTTCAATGCCCATGACTTTCAGTTTGGGTTCAGCATAGCGAACACCTTCAGAGTCCCAGACGTTGAGAATGTATCGCTTCTTTGCAGTCCAGATACCTTTGTCGGCAATGACCTCACGTTTCATTTCCATCTTCTGCTCATAGGCATTCATCATCTCTGCAAGATCACTATAAGATTTATCGATGAAGTCTTCAACTTTACCACATGCTTTGTCGAGAAAGTTTACAATCTCTTCTTTGCTTTTGTCGCCACAAATCTTTTTGACCATAGGGCCAAAGTTGAGATAGACCGAATCTGTATCTGATGCAATGACATAATCAACCAATGTAGTCTTTAAAATCTTGTTCATATACTCATTCAGTCGTTCACCAATCCAACGAATTGACAACTGACCAGAGAGTGTGATGGCTTCTGCTTGTCGAATGTCATAGAAGCGAAAGTATTGATTGCCAATCGCACCATAAGCGGAGTTCAATTGAATCTTCTTGGCCATCTGAATGTTCTTGTACTTTGAAATGTCATTCAACAACTCTTTGTCTTTCGTGTTCTCATATTCTTGTTGTGCCTGAAGCATTTTCTTTTTATACAAAACACGATCAGCATACATACGTTCCATCATCTCAGGCAGAAATCCTAGTCTATCAATTCTGAATAATTGACCGTTTGGAGTAATTGTGCAGTTTAACAATTTCAAAAAAGAAGTATCGATTTTTCGATTGAGTAACATATCAACATTAACTTTTGATATTTCATTTTCAAATTTATCAATTGCACTCAGTTCATTTTCGATTTCTTCCGTAGTCATATTTTTAATATCACGAAACATTATTTACACCTTTTTTGTTTTTTTAATTCCATACTCTTTCAATCTAATCTTAATCAGCACATCACTACAACCATAATAGTTTGCTAAAAATTTTCTGGTTTTACCCTGTGTGATATAGAGTTCATATAACTCATCTTTTGTAATTTTAAAAATGCGATTGTCTTTACAAGTTTCTTTGTACCGCTTTTTTGTATCTTCGCTCATTGGATATTTTTTACCTCTCACTCTTCCACCTGTTGTTTTAGATACATTATATAATAAACCACCCTCACTTATCAATCCATATTGTTTTATTAATTGCTGTTCCAAATTTTCACAGGTTTTCCTATCACCTTCATATATTTTTACAACTGTCGGCTCAATATTATTCAATCTCATTTTCTTAATTTTGCCATAGAAGGAAGGATAATTTACATCATATGGCATATAGCACGAAGGTTTTAGATGAGACCAAGCCCGATAACCGATTCCAATGCCAACATAAAATGGAATATCGTTTTCTTTATAGATATAGACATAGTTCATTTGTATATACTCCTTTGATTTACAATTTACTATACCTATTTATAAATTTCTATTTTTTAATTCTTCGATTAACTTTTTTTTTCGTTCTTGAACATAATTAAATTCAACTAAGTTTTCTGGACTTATAGAATATTGCATCATTAAGTGAGGATATAATGAATTTAAATCGAAACTTGCCACAAAACTGTGCATACCAACAATGGGATCTTTAACATATGCACCAGCATACTGTTCATCTTTGGATTGTTTGGTCTTCTGAGGTACAACAATGTTCTTGTCCATCAGATAATTGTGTGTCAAGCAATCCCACATGCGAACCTGTGTGAAGACATCTGGGTAGTTTACCTTTGCGTCATATGCAAGTGCAAATGCCATCTCAATGAGTTTCATCTTGCGTTCAAGTTTATCAACAAGTTCTACGTCTTTGATGTTATACTCAATAAACTTTTGATAGTCATGCTTATAGAGTTCGTGTAGATTTTCAAACTCAGAGTAATCAAGTTTACGTTCATCAAGTTCTACAAAGGCAATGTGATCAAGTCGATAGGATTCTTGTTGAGTGTAAGTAAACTTACGATAGAGATCAAGATAGTCAAGAGTTGCAATGCCATGAAGATCAATTGCAACATCATTATAGACTTTACCATTTACATCTCTCTGCTCAATAAGACCAAGCGGCGACAAACGCTTTGCCATCTTCTCATCAAACAAACGACTAATGCGATTGAACAAATAGGGAATGTCAAAGAATTTAATGTTCCAACCTGTGACTACATCAGGATCTTTCTCACGCCACAGTTGTAGAAATCTTTCGATCAAAGCACCTTCATCTCGGCAATGAAAATAAGTTACGTCATCACGATCAGTATTAAACGTGTCTGTACCAAAGACATAAAAATGATCTGCAAGTTTTACAGTAATAGCCGTGAGTGGTTCTGATGCAGTCTTTGGGTCTGGAAAGCCGTTGTCTGATCCAACTTCAATGTCAAGATTTGCAATACGAATCAATCGTTGATCATAATCAATCTTGCCTGGGTAGGCTTCATTCGCATACACATAAGCATAGTTGGTCGAACCGTAGAAATTAAAATTGTCTACGTCTTCATACTGGCGAATGAAGTCACCAGCATCTCGCATTGAACCTTGAAGCACAGGAGAAACATACTGACCATCAAGTGTGCGATAGTCAGTTGGCTTCTGCGATGGAAGATAGAGTGTAGGATTATATTCTACTTTGTCGTGAAACTTCTTACCGTTGTTGTAACCACGAACATGAATATAGTTGCCTTGTCGAATAAAGTTTGTATAAAATTTCATATCAAGTAATAAGAGGAGATTTAGCCACTACAATGCCTGAGCCGTAAATCTCATTATACTTGTTTCTGAGTTCAGTTGCAACTGAAACCTCATAAAGAATATGTTGTGTTTTGAAGTTTACCACTTTCTGCTCCGAGAACAAAAGAAGTGGTTGCATTTGAAGACCTGCTTTACCATTTGGATTCATTGTGATTCCAAGTACGCAAGGATTTTTGATTCGAACGGTCTGTTCGTTTTGTTCTTCAATTTCACCGAGAACTTCTTCACCCGTTGTCAAACGAATGATTCTAAGTTTTTCATCCATAATGTTTCCTTAAATGTAAATGGGGGCATTGCGCCCCCACAAGATTAGTTAGACTTTGGGTAATTCAATTGTTCCCATTCGTCATCTGTTACAGGCCACCAGTTCATAGTTTACTCCCACATTCTATTTTTCATATAATGCTTGGCTTGTTCCATTCTGGCTTGTTGTACAGATTCACCGAATCCTACAAAGAATTTCCAAACGCTACTTAGTGCTTTTTTCAACATCTTCTTCCTCCAGTAAGAGTTGCTTATTATTAGACGCAAACTCAGACACAGAGGTAGGTTCGTCTGCAACTTCAATCTTCTTTGGCTTCTTGTGATCAGGAATGATTTTCTCAAGTGCGATCTTGAGCATTCCATTTACAAGTGCCGCACCTTTGATTTCGATTTTGTCATCAAGAGCAAATGTGCGTGTGAAGTTTCTTGTTGCGATGCCTTTGTAAAGCCAGTCAGCAGAATCGTCATCCTGTGCATTACCCTTCACAATCAATTTGTCATCAGCAAATTCAACTTCAATTTCTGACTTTGAGAATCCAGCAACGGCAATCTCAATTACATACTTATTGTCATCGATTTTTTTGATGTTGTATGGAGGATAGTTTGGGATGTTTTTGGTCAAATCGTCATGTACTTTTGCGAGTCGATTGTATGTGTCATCGAAGCCCACGAAAAGTTTGTCAAAGTCTTTAAATGCTTGTGGCAATAGATTATATGTCATAAGTTTCTCCTTAATTTAAGCGAGTTAATTGATAAGAATGCCACCTCCGAAGAGCGTGACATTCTTATTTATACAACTTTTAGTCCTTTTGCCAGACCATACGGCGAGGAATTTTGTAAGCAGTTTTGCCTTCGGTGTTCTCAACTACACGAACACGATAGCCTGCTTGACGGAGTTCACTCATGCGGGCACTTAGGTTTTTGATACCAAAGAGTGCTTCTGCTTGAGGTGCAGAGATTGTACGATTCTTGCCACGAAGAAAAGAGACAAGAAGTTCGTTTTGGGACTTCTCAGATTTTACAAATGCCATAATTTACCTCACTTAGTTTAATAAACAAATGCTGATCTCTCAGCGCCAACTTCCTTTCGGAATTACTTACATTATAACAAGTCATACGGGACAAATCAATAGGCATCCCGTTTTTTGCCTATGTTATATTTTGCAGTCAGTTCCCATTCATCCTTCTCACGATAGGAAATAATCTTAATCTGCGACAAAGGTGCTAAGGGTGCTTCCGCTTGTTCTTCTCTTACAATTTCAATTAGACCCCATTCTTCCAGAAGTCTAGCGATTGTGTTTCGTCTTCCTAGATCATTGTCTTCAAAGTCTGTATTCTTGCCATCTAATGCAAAGAGTTCTTTGAAGTGTACGATATAGTATTTGCCTCGTTTGTGTAGAATGTGACAAGACTGATAAAGCGTTTTATCTTTTCTTGATGCTACACCAATTCGTGTGAGAGTTTCTTTTACTTTGAGGAAATCATCTTCATCCTTTAGAGTTACTTCTAGTAAATCTTCAATATCAATTGCCATTCTATTTCTCCTTTGTATTCGTACCACCTTTTTGTAGTTTTTGTTTCATGGTGTCGAGTTGATCAGAGGAGATAAGATTCTGTATCTGCTTTGCTTTGGCATAACTGTATCCAAAATATTCAGATATGACTTTTAAATCATCTGTCAACTCATTTTTGTACCACTTACTATACCGCTTTCGTGGACGAATACTATTTAGTAAATAGAGAAATTGTGGTTTATTATCAAGAAGATGATGCTGATTCATCTCATTTGCGTATAGGATTGTATCAGCAAAGTATGACAAACCCTTGTTTACGACAAAAGGAACGTACTTTTTCTCACTTAGTTCATCAACAATGACATTTTCTTTCGTTTGATTGATGGCATTTAGATAATCAAATGGGCTCATGACTTTACTTCACAGTCTGCCATTACTTCGGTCAAAAAAGAAACAAAGTTGATCTCTTGATCAACCACGAATGCTGATTTGTATTGATACTCACCAAGCAATACAACTAGCCTAGGTACCGAGTTTGCTTGAAACGAATCAGCGCAAGTGTCAAAGATTTTGCGAAAGAGAACAGACGGATCATTGTCGAGATTGTCTGCGATCCACTTACGCATACCTTTGAAATCTTTTTCTTTGATAAAAGTCAATAATGATTTGAAGTTCTCATCAGAGAGACTTGTAAGAATTCCAGTATCAATCTTGCCCGAAACAGAATAGCGTTGAAGTTCATTCAACACACGCCGCCAGTCAGGAAAGAATTTCATGATGAGTTCAGCAATTACTCTCTCTTCAAACTCAACTTTTTCACTTTGCAGAATTTGTGAAACTCGCTTCATAAACTGCGATGCAAGTTTTGGTTTGTCTTTCGTGCTTATCTTAAATTGTACAACCGAGCACCTGCTATGTAATGGTTCAATAATTCGGTTGAGAAAGTTGCAAGTAAGTATAAAACCGCAATTAGCAGAAAACTCTTCCATAAAATTGCGGAGTGCTGGTTGAGTACTCTGAGGATTGAGATAGTCTGCCTCGTCAAGAATAACATACTTGCGACCACCAGTGAAAGAAACACTAGATGCAAAGTTCTTAATTTCATTACGGAGCGTATCGATGTTGCCATTCATACTCCCATTGATGATGATGTAATTGCAACCAAGTTCTTCAAGCATAGCCTTAGCAATGGTAGTCTTACCAATGCCAGGGCCGCCCGAAAGAATTAGATTTGAAACATTCTTTTGATTGACAAACTCTTGGAATGTTGCTTTGAGTTCTGCTGGAAGAATAGTCTCTTCAACAGTTTTTGGACGATACTTCTCTACCCACAAAAAGTCTTGCATTGTGATTCACCTCATTCATAACATAAAAAATATATTCTAACATAAGAAATGTTAGAATGCAATTATTTGATAACTTCAGTATATAATTGCTCAAGATCGGAAATCTCTGAAGTCACTTGAGGTAGATTTTGCTTGTGATAGATTCGTGCCATCTTGTTGATATACTTCTTTGGTACACCAACGGCATCTTGCAATGCACTTGCGGCTTCTTTGATGAAATCTTTTTCAGAATCAATGCGAGTCATTGCCGCATCGATTTCACGAATACAGTCTGCAATTTTCTTCTTGTCTGCTTCACTTGTCGGAATCGTAATGTTTGTAGTCATATTATGCTCCGTAAGAAGAACCTGCTTCAGTCGCAACCCAATACTCAACTGGACCAGATGTATTCTTAAAATGTGCAATGCCTTTAGAAGAAATCGCAACATCATAGTTGCCCGGAATCATCTTCAGATTTTCTGTATTGAAGATGAATCTGAAATTATCAGTCGTGTCCCCAACTTCAACCGAAAATGTATCACTCTCATTGTCTTTCACGTTTGAGGTTTGAAACGTGATCTTTTTACCATCACCAACAACTGCAATGTTGGGTAGATCCATGATGCCAGAAAGTTTCATTACTTGATTAAAACTGTCTTTGGTTAACGAAAAATTCACTTCGGCATTTTCGACTTTTAAATCTTTTGCTGGTGGTGCAACAATCATGGATTCATCAGAAAGACCATAGACTGTTTTGTAGGCACCCGACTTGATTACAATCTTTTTCTCGGTTGCATTGATGTCAACATCTGGATTGTCGAGAGATGTTACGACACCAAGAAATCGATTGAGATCAAAGATAACCGCATCAGCAGAAAAAGAATCTGGTA